AATTCTTTGTTACTTTCATTTGTAAAATCCTCCTTCCGCCTCTGGTTTTTGTGCAATTTCTGCCGTATTCCGCCCCTTGTTGTAGCATAAGCATATTGTGGGTGGCCCTGCATAAAACAAAAAAAAAAGAAAAGGAAGAGGGCATAACCCTCTTCCTTCGACGGTTTATTATGCGTCATAAACCGCCTCCTCGTTGTCCTCTTCCTTTTCTTTGTGTTCTTTTACCAGCTTCCAGTAATGATCCATAGCTTCAGTGTGAATGACCCAGTATGCTAGCCTTGTAATTATATCGTCGATTGTTTCACCGTCATATATTCTGTCCCCTTCCGTGTCTCTTAGTTTATTGTCCGCTATTTCGAACGTTTCATAATCACAGCTAGCTGCGCTACATACTACATCGTACGCTTTAGCAGTATAAATAACCTCAGCGCAACCGTCTACTGACTCTTCGATAAATTCAATCGCTGCTTCTTCGTTGTCTTTGTACTCTTCCCATGCTTCCTCCGCAACCATTTTTGCTGTTTCCTTCCATTCTAACTTTGACATTTGCTTCTCCTCCTTGTCGATCATCTGTTGTACTTTGCTTATAGACTTTTCGCTAACGATCATAACCATCCCTCCTCCTTTCGATATATGTATCCCAAACTTCCATCCAACTTGTTGCTGTAGGCATTTCTAGCGCTAGTTGTACTAGCTCTGCTTGTACTCTGTCGATGTCTTCATATCTGTTATATCCAGTGAGCGTAGCTATTGTGCCATCGCTTAAAGCTAAGCAGTCCATTACCACATCACTTGTTCTTTGTCTTGTTGCCCCCATTGCTTATCCCTCCTCCCTGGGTTGTTATGCCTAGTGTATCATGCCTTACAAGCATTGTCAACTATCATTTATACATTTCGACAGGTTCATTATGTCTATCATTTATTTCCCTTCTTGGTCTTGGCTTCGGCGGCCTTCCGTGCGGCGCATATGGCATATGTTGCGTTTCTCGCAGTGCTTCCTGCAGTCGCTGACGCATATGCAGCAGCCCAAGCCGCATAATGTGCCGCTTTGTTGTTTAATTGTATAGCCTCTATTGCCGCATCCATGGCTTCTTCTGCTGTTTGCTCTAATGCGCGCCTTGATGATTCTACCCACACGTGTGGAACTTCTGTAGTGCTCATCCGCGCATAGTTGATCGCTGCTTCTATTGCGCGTCTTGGCCGATTGTCATCTGGACGCACTCTTTCATATGTAGGCAAGACTTCTTTCGCGCACTCTGCTGCATATAGCCTTGCCGAAGCTTCGTCCCACGATTCCACGCCGAATCTTTCGATTTCCTTGTCACTGATTATTATTGCCTTCATTGCTAATCCTCCTCCTTTCGTTTTGTACCTATAGTATATCATGCCCACCCAAAAATCGTCAAGCATCATTTATACATTTTCTTTGTATTTTTTCATTGAATTTTGCCTTTTTCTTTGTTTTTATTATGTACACTACATACAAAAACATAAGCTTTTGTGCAGTGCACGCTGTGTTGCATACCCTGACCACCGAATTATCACCTGTATTTTGTGTGCATTTATTATGCGTTCTGTATACTGATATTTATTATTATGTATTATGTATGCGATATACAATGAACAATGAGGAAGGGGGGCTGTTTTGTGTGCAATATGCTAGGTAGGGGGGAGGGGGGAATTGAGGTTGCGGCGCGGCGGAGGTACCCCACCTCCACCCTCCCCTCAATTTTCAACTCCCCAGGCCATTCGACCCTATTGACAAACCTCCCCCCAATGTGGCATAATACAATTACACCAATCTCCTCCTTTCGGGTTGGTATATAGAGCAATCTCGCAACAAGGCCCCGCATCGCCACTGCGGGGTCTAATTTTATGTTTATAAAATACAATATTCTTTATTTTACCTTGACAAAAATTCAACAATGCTTTAATCTAAAATCAGAGGGGAGGTGTACCCAATGAAGAAAGTCCAATCCAAACAATTATTCACCGAAAAAGAACGTGCGGTCATCAACCTTGTAGCCGCAGGCATCAACGATGTGGTTAAAGCCTGTCGTATGGTAGGGTACGACAACCCCGCAGAAAAAGCGCAGGAGCTTCTCTCTAGAGACGATTTTTACTTTGCCATCGAAAAAAGCGCCGACCCAGAAGCAGATGTGGTAGTCAAGTCACAGACAGCAAGAAAAAGGTTTTGGGCTCGTATAATGAACGACCCAGAAACCAGCCCAAAGGACAAAATTCGTGCTAGCGAGTTGCTCGCCAAAGCTAGCGGTGATTTCGTGGATCAGGTCAACGTTAACTTCAGCCCTGCTAGTTTGTTAAGTGCTCTTGAGAAACACTTTGAAGAGGGCTAAAAATGCAAATCAACGAACGGTTGATCAGTAAATTCACATCTTACCGTAAAGATCCAGTACTTTTTGTACGTGAGATATTTGGCGCCACGCCAACAGCCCAGCAAGAGCAACTGCTTAAAGCGATAGCCAAAGATAATGCACATGTCGCTGTAAAGAGCGGCCATGGTGTGGGAAAAGGACATCCGCTTGAATTAGTTACAGTGACACCAGATGGACCACGATTCTGGGGTGATCTTAAAGTTGGTGACGATGTATTTAGTCTTGATGGCTCACCAACGAGAATAAAGGCTGTTTATCCATTAGGTAGGGTTAAGGTATATAATGTTATTTTCACTGATGGCAGTTCATTGGAGACTACAGGTGACCATCTGTGGAAGGTTAAAACTCGCAAAGAAAGGCGTAACTCACGTGGTTGGCGTATTGCAACGACTGAAGAGTTGATCCCACTGTGTAAACGAAGTAATGGTCGCTCCATGGCAAGACAGATTGAGATACCCCCATATGAGCCTGTGGCATTCCGTAAGAAGAAAGAACCACCACTCCATCCATATTTCGTTGGTTGCTGGATCGGTGATGGATGTCGTGGCAGTGGAGTGGTTTATAAACCAGAGATTGAAATATATGAACGTTTCAGAGAGTTGGGCCTTGATGTTTCGTTCGTAGGTAATACCAAAATAACTAGTCGTGGATGCTCTACTCACTTACGTGAGATTGGTTTACTTGATTGCTATGCATATGAAAAATTCATTCCTGACATATATAAATATTCTTCAGTAGAAGATCGTTTCGAGCTTTTGCGTGGTCTAATAGATACTGATGGGTATATATCTAAAAACGGAGTATGTGTATACACAACCACAAGCCCACGGCTCAGAGATGATATTGTGTGGTTAGTTAGGTCGCTTGGCGGTATTGCTATCGCACAAAAAGCAACAAAGAAGGCATATTATACCGATGAAGATGGTTACAAAATTCAGTGCAACGATGCCTACAATGTAACAATTCGTTTCAAACCTGGTGTAGTTTTGGGTTACGTAAGTAGAAAGCAAAAGAACCTGCACAACAATGTCCAGGATAGGTATCTCAAACGATGGATCGACCGCATAGAAGAAGTTGGTATGAAAGAGAGTATGTGTATCGAGGTCGAAGCGCCAGATCATATGTATCTTGCTGGTGAGGACTTCGTACCAACACATAACACTTCAACACTGGCCTGGTCGTTACTATGGTTCCTCTGGACAAGATTAGACGTTGAAATACCATGCACAGCTCCATCGAGCCATCAGTTGAATGACGTGCTTTGGTCAGAGGTAGACTCGTGGCGCATGAAGATGCCCAAGGATATGGCTGACGCTACAGTAATTACTAGAGATAGAGTTACCATAGAAGGATGTGGTAAGAAACAGTACGCCGTAGCTCGTACGGCACGCCGTGACCAGCCTGGTGCACTACAAGGGTTCCACGCTAAGAACCTCATGTTTCTCATAGATGAGGCAGCTGAGGTGCCTGATGAGATATTTGAGGTTATGAGAGGTACGCTTACAACAAGCAATGCTAGAGTTGTTATGACAGGTAACCCTACCATGGTCACTGGATACTTCTACGAAGCATTCAACAACAACAGAAGATTGTGGGATACATATACTTTTTCATGTCTTGATTCACCGCTCGTAACTAAAGAATATATAGAGTTAATGAAGCAGGAATATGGTGAAGATAGTGATCAGTATCGTGTCAGGGTGCTTGGTGAGTTCCCGAGCGCCTCGGTACAGCAGTTTATACCACTTGAGTTGGTCGAGGCAGCAATACATAGGTTCTTGCATGATAGTGAGTATAACTTTGCTCCTGTGATACTTGGGGCTGACGTGAGTTACTTTGGTGACGATAGTAGTTGTTTATTTTTGCGACAAGGTTTATACTCAGAGAAACTATGGGAAGGCACTGATATAGATACTCTTGAATACGCTGACAAAATATATAGATTTGCCATCGAAAGGAATGCTGATAAAATATTTGTAGATGTTACAGGCGTAGGGGCAGGTGTGGTCGACCAGTTGAGGCGCATGGGCATGAGTGATAAGGTCGTTGGAGTTAATAGCTCAGCAGCATCGAGCAGGCCAGAGCTTGCTAACAAGCGCATGGAGATGTGGTATGAGATGAAGGAATGGTTGAAGAGTGGTGGGGCTATACCTGACGATAGAAAACTACGTGATGATTTAGTGACGCCATATTATGATTACCATAGACAGAGCGGTAAGATGAAGCTTGAGTCAAAGCAAGCTATAAAGAAGGTGCGTAAGTTGCCTAGCCCAGATAGAGCTGATGCATTGGCTCTAACTTTTGCTTATCCAGTAGTAAAGAGGCTAGGTGTTAATGGTGATAGATTTTTTGTATCAGGCGGCAGGGCTCGGTCCATTGGCGGAGGCCCGCATGCCGTGCTAGTAAATAATTGAATGGAGGTATAAAATATGTGTGGATTATTTAGTGCACCACCTATAATGGAGCCACCCCCGCCTCCTGTTTTTGAGCAGGATACTGAGCGTGAAGAAGTTGGCAAAGACCTTGAGCGTAGACGGGCAGCAGCAAGGCAAGGTTATGAATCTACGTGGCTTACAAGAGAAAGCAAGACTGGTGTACCAGGTGGAGGGGCGGCCACTCAGCAACCACAACAACCACAACAACCACAAACAGTATTACGTAAGACTATGGGGGCGTAACTTATGGAACTACCTGGTGTGACCGACATACAAAAGTATAAGAAACGGCATAAAGAACTACTCTATAATAGGTCGCATTGGGAGCCTATATGGAAGGATTTGTGTAGTTATGTCCTGCCACAGTATGGTCGTGCTTTGTACCCAGGTTTTGAGACACGACCCAGGCGTGGCGATGACGATATGGTTACGTCGTGGCCTACACTTGCAGCACGTGTCACTGCGGCGGGACTTCAAAGTGGGATGACATCTAAGTCGAGACAATGGTGGCGTGCTAGTTTACCTGATCCAGAGATGTCAAGGTTTCCTGCAATACGTCGATGGTTGGACGAAGTTACTTATCGTATGACTTTCGTGATGGGGCAAAGTAATTTTTACGAAGGCACATATGGTGTATGGAGTCAGGCCCCAACGTATGGCACAGGTGTTACTGTATTCCTTGAAGATTTTGAAGATGTTATACGAGCGCATACATTGATGATTGGTGAATATGCGCTGGCATCTGATTATACGCTTCGAAACAATACATTATATAGGTCTTTCTATATGCGTACATGGGAGCTAGTCAATACATTTGGCAAAGAGAACGTATCACGGCAAGTTAGAAATGAGTACGACCGCAACAATACTGAGCAATGGCACCACATTATTCATGCCATAGAGCCAAACGACGATCGTATTCGTGGCGGCAGAAGTAACAGAAATATGCCATATAGGTCAGTGTATTTTGAGGCTGATGTCTCGGAAGACGATGAAGGAGTACTTGAGGTTAAGGGCTATGAAGAAAAACCATTCGCAACATTTAGGTGGGAGATAGCTGGTAGAGATGATTATGGTTTCGGGCCAGGGTGGGTGGTTTTGCCTGACTGTAAAGAACTTCATGCTACGCTGAGAGACAGAGGAGTAGGTATAGAAAAATCAGTTAACCCACCGCTTCAAGCCCCCGTTGCTGATATGGACAAGGTAGTAAATGCAGCACCAGGTGGACTGTCGTTTTACTCAACTATGCAGCCTGGCGGAGGAATTAAGCCCCTGTATGAGGTTGCCCCTGACCTTAATGGCATACAATTAAGTTTAACCGAATTGAGACAACTGATAGACCAAGCATATTATAAGGATTTATTCTTAGCATTGATGGCCAGGTCTACAGGAAGCGCGGAAAAAACAGCTCGCGAGGTTGTGGAAATACAGCAGGAGAAGCTCTTGATGTTGTCGCCAGCGTTAGAGCGAGCTGATGAATACTTAGATGATGCAATTAATAGGATATTTGGTATTATGCTTAGAGGTGGTTTGTTGCCACCACCGCCGCCAGACATTGTAGACCAAGAGATAACTATTGAATATGTATCGATACTTGCCCAAGCTCAACAGATGATAGAGTCGGCAAAGATAGAGCAAGGTTCAGCATTTATTGCACAGCTATCTAGCTTATATCCTGAGGCTAGAGACATATTGAATCCTGATGCCATCGGTGAAGGGTACTTATCTGCTATTCAGATACCACAGAGGATGCTCACTGATCCTAGGGTTCGTGAACAAATTAGAAGAGAAAGGGCTGAAGCTGAAAGACAAGCAGCACAAATGGCTCAGATGCAGCAGATTATAGAACAAGGGAAGACATTATCTGAGGCTGATATGAGTGGGCAGAATGCACTTAATGCTCTGTTACAAGGTGCAGCAGGTGGTCTTAGATGAACAAGAATCTTAGAAAATATAGTGTTACTGATCATGAAGGGGCCGAAAGGCAAAGATTAAAAGAGCAGATTATTGAAAATATGCGTATCAATGATCTCGCTGAGATTGTATCAACAGAAGCTGGAAGGAGGTGGGTGTATTCTATCATTGAGAGGTGCCACATATTTCAGCCAGTAATGACGGGTAATAGTTATACTTTTTTCAATGATGGTATGAGGCAGATAGGATTAATGGTTATTGGAGAGTTAGCTCGTGTAGATAAAGATTTATTTGGTAAGATGTTTGCCGAATCATTTAAATGGAACGAACAAGTAGAAGCAATATTACACAATTGGGAGGAAGAAAATAATGACTGAAGAGCTTAACGCCAATGTCGAGGCACAGACAAACACTGAACCCTCGGGCGAAGGCGAGAAGGCGGTAGAGCAAAAATCAGCCTCTGGTGAGGTTAAACCTGAAGCTGCGGAAAAGCCTGACTCTGCAGAGAAACCCGCAGAGGAAAAGCCAAAGCCAGAGGTACCTGAATCATATCAATTCCCTGAAGACCTCAAGCTTACAGAAGAAGAAAAGACTAAGTACACTGAGCTTTTAAGAAAACATGGAGCAACCCAGGAAGCTGCTAACGACCTCATTGAGCACATCAAACAGCAAGCAAAGGCTATTCAGGAAGCTAGCGTCAAAGCTTGGTATGATCAGGTTAAAAAATGGGGCGAAGAAGCAGAACAACATAAGGAGTACGGGGGGCCTAAGTTTGAGGAAAACCTAAAGACAGTGATCATACCCGTACTCAATAAGTTCGGAGATGAGCAGTTAATTCAGGAGCTCGACCAGACTGGATTTGGCAATAACCCTAGACTTTTAGCTTTTCTGTATCGTATAGGTAAAGAGATTGGTACAGAGGCTAAATTCGTCGAAGGCCGTCCAGGGGTTGGCGATGAGGATAACATCCTGAAGACGCTCTATCCGACAATGTTTAAAGATAATCAATAGGAGGTGTAGTAAATGGCAGAAATATTAGGGCAAAATCTTCCAACCTTGCATGATTGGGCGAGACGGCTTGACCCTAAAGGCAAGATAGATACTGTAGTTAACTTACTAGCTGAAACTAATCAGATACTAGAAGATATGGTGTGGATTGAAGGTAACCTGCCTACAGGGCACCAGACCACTGTGGCTACGGGTATACCCGAACCCACGTGGAGGACGCTGTATCGTGGTGTCCAGCCCACAAAAGGCACGACCAAGCAGGTCGTAGATACTTGTGGCATGCTTGAGGCCAGGCCACAGATTGATATTGACTTGGCTAAGTTGAATGGCAACTCTGCTGAGTGGAGGCTTTCTGAGGAGAGACTCCACATCGAGGGCATGAACCAGGAGATGGCTAAGACACTGTTTTATGGTGATACTAGAGATGAACCAGAGAAGTTTATGGGTCTGGCTCCAAGGTTCTGTGATTTAAACGCTGACAATGCTGGGCAGATAATTGATGCTGGAGGCACAGGTAGCAATCTTACATCCATATGGCTTGTAGTGTGGGGGCCCAACACTGTACATGGCATCTTCCCCAAGGGGTCCAAGGCTGGTATGCAGATTACCGATAATGGTAAGCAGACAGTAACTGACGCCAATGGCGGAAGGTATGACGTGCTTGAGTCGCACTACAAGTGGGATTGTGGTCTGTCGGTGCGTGATTGGAGATATGTTGTACGTATTGCTAATATTGATATGGATGATTTGGCAACCTTTAACTCAGGCTCTGATTCCGCTCCAAACTTAATTAGATTGCTTATCCAAGCTGTTGAAACTGTACCTGAGGTTAACCTTGGTAAACCTGTTATTTACTGTAACAGGAAGGTCAGAACTTGGCTCAGAATTATGGTCAACGAGAAGAATAACATTTATCTGTCTCTTGAGGAATATGGTGGTAAAAAAGTACTTGCTTTTGATGGAATTCCGATAAGGCGTTGTGACAAGATTTTAACCACTGAGTCTAGGGTTGTTTAAGGGAGGTGTGAAGATTGATACTCGATAGCAACTTAATTTTGAGTGATGCACAAGAAGCTACAACGACAGCTTTTTCTGAAAATGTAATAGATACCGTTGAGGTTGGCGATGCTGTTAATGAACTATATTTTGTGGCATATGTTGAGACAGAATGTGTAGGCACAGGATCTGTTGAGGTCCAGTTGGTTACGAGTGATACTGTACCTCTTGCCGATGCTACTTCTGATGTTCTTTGGTCATCTGGTGCTGTTCCAGCTGCAGATTTAGCTGATAAATATTGCTTTGGCATGATAAGGCTTCCAAAACCAGAAAAGGTCAAAAGATATATTGGAGCAAAAATTGTTTCAGCCAACATAACTGGCGGAGCGCTTGATATTTATTTGACCGACAATCCTCAGACTAACTTTTAGTGGTGTTTGCTATGTTGTATGAAGTTACTACTGATTGCTTGGACTTTAACCATAGATATCGCAAAAAGGGAGAACGAGTAGTCGTTCCTGATGGTGTGCCTGTGCCCAAGTGGTTCAAGCCTATTGGGGAAGCTAAAGAAGTTAAACAAGAAGATCCACGAGAGGAATATAAAACTTTAAATCAAATGAAAAAGGATGAACTACTTGAGCTGGCAGGCAAGGAAGGCGTGTCTGTTCCTATCGGGGCTACGAACCAAGAGATAATTCGATTGATTCGCTCCGACAGGAAGAGGAGAAAAGGGTAATACAATAGCTGAGGGGGCTATGCCCCCTCACATGTTAAGAAGGTGGATATATGAGTTTTACCCGATTGCAAATATGGAATTTAGCCTTAGCTAAGGCAGGAATATCAAGACAACTTGTCGATGACAAGGTGCTTGATTCGCCGTTGGCCCAAACATTGCATAATTTATATGAACCTACATTGTTTTCTTTCTTAGAAGAGCATTCGTGGAGTTTCGCTAAAAGAACCGTACCTCTAGTATTGTCAGATTACGAACATATTAAATGGGAGTATTGCTATGAATATCCCGATGATTGCTTATGCATTAGAATGATAACCTCTAAGGCGTCTATAGATACTAAAGATGAAATACCAGTTTTATATGAGATTATTACTGATGAAAATACTGGCAGGCTTCTGATAGGAACCAACGAAGCTGATGCTTATGCTATATATACTACAAACAACATTCGCGAGGAAGCATTCCCATCTATGTTTGTGCAAGCATTTGCTACTCGTCTTGCCGCTGAGATAGCAATGGCCCATGCTGGAGATAGAGGCAAACACTTAGATTTATTACAGCTATCCATGCAGATGAGTGAGGGATCGAAGGAAAGCAATGCCAATGAAGCTATCCATGTTGTATGCGATTATGAAAGTAAATACAGGAGGGCTCGATACTAATGGCACGCAATATGGGGTCCTCACCATCGTCCAGCACATTTAAGACTCACCAGGTAGCAATGGTTGGCGGAGAAGTAGCCCCAGCATTGTGGTATAGGTCAGACCTTGAAAAGGTTAGAGTATCGTTAGCTAAGTGCCGCAATTTTATACCATTCGCTCATGGTGGAACCAGTTTTAGACCTGGTACTTGGTATGTAGGTAGCACAAAAAACAACGGCAAAGCCATACTTATTCCAATGAGTTTCACAAGCGAGCCATCTATTCATATTGAAGTAGGCAACCAATATATGAGGTTTTTTGTAGATGGTAGGCCAATCATGAGCGGCTCTGTGCCTTATGAAATTTCTGCTCCATATGAGCTCACTGATCTTCCTAATATAAGATACGTTCAGTCAGCCGATGTATTATATATAGTAGATGGCCACCATAGACCAAAGCAATTAAAGCGTTATGCCAATGACAATTGGTCATTAGAAGACCTTGATTTTAAAAATGGCCCATTTATGAAAGAAAACGATACTGATGATACTTTGACAATATCTTCATATAATGGCTCTACTGGTAAGATTGGCGATACTGTTACGGTTACAGCTTCTTCTGATATGTTTGTCCCAGAAGATGTAGGTAGATTGATAAATATTAGATATGTGATGGAAGCTAAACAGATATCAAGAGGTACTGTTGATTTGAGTGGGCCTGGCCACGTAGGAGGTCCTTGGGATGTGGATGGACAATTTGAAATTACTGGAACATTTAGTAACGTAGATAGTGTTGCAATGTATGCAACAGTTGAAATTCAATATTCAGTAGATGGTGGTAATACGTGGCAAGTTTTTGATAGTTTTTTAAATATGAATAGCACTAACAGAGTCAAAATTACAGGAGAACTTAATTCTGAAGATTATAATGATGTTATACCTAAAATAAAATTATATTGTACTGGTAATATTCTGCCATTTACTTGGATTTTGAAATATTCCAGACAAGAAATCAATGGTATTTTAGAAATTATTGAATATATATCCCCTACACAAGTAAGATGCAAAGTAAAACGAAAATGTTTATATCTTAATACACCGACTAAGCAATGGTCTCTTGGCGCCTGGGGCAATGTCCCTGGATGGCCTGCTGTTATTACATTTCACCAAGATAGATTGACTTTAGGTAGAACTCCTACAAGCCCATTTGATATTTGGCAAAGTGTGACTGGCGATTACAATAATTTTGGCGTTTCAGAGCCTATCCAGGCTGATGATTCAGTCAAAATTCCCATACGATCACGCTCGCTTGATGAAATACAGGGCATTGTTTCATTGAAAGACCTCATTGTGCTTACCACTGGTGGTGAATGGCGTATTACTGGAAGCGCTGAGGGTAATGCCATTACCCCAGACTCTATGTATATCTCTAGCCAAGGTTATCGAGGCAGTCATCCTATTGAACCAATGATTTCTGGAGCTTCGGTCCTTTTCGTTCAGAAGTTCGGCAAGAGAGTACGTGACCTTGCCTATTCATTCGAAAGTGATGGTTACGATAGCGTAGACTTATCTATTTTCGCAACACATCTTTTTGATGATTACACAATTGTTGACTGGTGCTATCAGCAGGAACCATGGAGTGTGTTATGGGTAGTTAGGTCTGATGGTAAGCTCCTTGGTCTTACGTACATGAAAGAGCAAGAAGTATGGGCTTGGCATATGCACGATGTTGGAGGTATCGTTGAATCTATTTCGTCTGCTCCAGGACTTACTGAAGATGAAGTATACATGATAGTTAGAAGAAATATTAACGGTAACGATGTACGATACATAGAAAAACTAAGTTCAAAACCAGAAACTATGCATCTTGATTGTGCTATTGTGGCACATGATGGAGATCCAATTACTATAATAAGCGGATTAAACCATCTCAATGGCAAGCAAGTTGTAGTTTTAGCTGATGGCGTACCAATCTTTGGCCATACTGTGCAGAATGGTACTATTACTTTAAAAAATACAGCCTCATATGTTGTTGTTGGATTACAATACATTGGCACAATACAATCTCTTCCGCTGATATATGAAGCTAGAGAGGGTATATCAACAGGCTCGCGACGACGAGCTACAAACGTTATATTGCAGGTTTTGGATAGTAGATTTGGTTATATTGGCACCAAGGAAGACGACATGTATCCCATTTACTACCCCAATGAAGACCTTGAGCTATATTCTGGTACTTTAATAGAGGACTTGAGTTCTGAATATGACTACTATGGTCAGGTAACTATAGAGCAAAGACATCCATATCCATTTAATATATTGAATTGGACTGTGAGGGTTGCTCATGGAGATTAAAACTGAAGTATGCCAAGAGTACCACGTAGACCAAATAATTGAATCAACGCATCCTGGTAATATTGCTGAGTTAAATGCATTGTTTGGCTCGGCAGATAAAGATGCACTAATGCAATCTATAAACATGTCCGACGAAGTATATGCTGTTACTATAGATGGGCATATTGCAGTGATATTTGGGTTTCGTGAGTTATCTAAATTAACTAAACGAGCGTATCCTTGGCTCATATGCTCAAGCCTTATCAATGAATATGGCATTATATTTTTAAAGCATTTCAAGAAAATAATGAGGGATTTACAAAGTAGATTTAATGCGCTTGAGTGTATAATATATTCAAAAAACACTGAAGTGATAAAAATGCTTGAATGGGTTGGATTTAAAATTTTAGAAGAAGTTTATCCTGGCATTGATCCTTCAGCCAAGTTTTATAAGATGGTTTGGGTAAGGAGTGATAGAGATGTGCATTAACGCACTTACTGCTTGGGTAACTAAAACCTTTAGCAGTGTTCCTGCGTTTCTTGGTGGTTTAGGTACAGTTATGTCTGTGGCAGCTCCAGTAATGGCTGGCAGAGCTGCTCAGCAAAGTGCTGAGGCTCAAGCAAAAGCTGCAGAATATAATGCCAAAATTGAAGAAAGTAAGGCTGCTATCTCAGCAGAAAGAGCTGCACAAGAAGAAAGACAATTAAGGCTCAGAGGAGCACTAACAAAGGGTGCTCAGCGTGCTGCTTTTGGTGCTGCTGGTCTTGTGCCTGATGCAGGAAGCCCCTTGGACGTTTTACTTAGCACGCAATGGTCGATAGAACAGGACGCTGCCACAATAAGATATAATGCCATGCTTGACCAATGGGGCTATGGTAATCGTGCCAATATGGAAAGATATCAGGCAGATGTAGCTCGTGCCACCGGTAGACAAGCAAGGACTGCTGGGATTATAGGGGGGTTAACTCACCTTGGAACGGCTGTTACTAATTTTTCTGATAAATGGGACTGGATGGGCCAGCCCTTAGGTAGGTAATTATGAGAGTACCTAGATTAATCCCACAAGAAACAATAAAAACTCCTCCAACTCCAACGGCTACAGCCCCAGGGCCTGAAGCTTTTGGCGGGGGCATCGCATCTGCATTGTCCCAAGCTGGGGCAGAATTAGAAGCTCATGCCAAGCGTATGCAAGAAGAAAGAGATGCGATCAAAGGTTTAAACCTTACGGTAGAAGCTCAGCAACGTGTTACTAATATTTTGTATGGCGAGAATGGATATATGCTTCAAGAGGGGTTAAATGCAGATGGTGTATATAAAAGATTTAGTGAAGACTATAATAAAATAATTGAAGAAATTGCCGCTAAAGCAGAAAACACTAATCAAAGAAATGTATTGATACAATCAATGTTACGACAACTACCAGCATATCAAAGCCAGATTTCTAAACACGAAGCTGCTGAAATGCAAAAAGCTAGAGTACAACAACTTAATGCAAATCTTGCATCTCTCACAGAAGCAGCTATAGCATCTAAAGGGGACCCCGAAGCTATGGCTGCTTTTACTCAAGAGGCAGAACGTATAGTCACGGCTATTTATGGTAGTTATGGTGAAGAGTCAGTAAAGCTTGTTATGGATGAATGGAATAACAATGTCCATGGTGGTATTATTTCTAATTTATTGGCGAACGATGAGCTTGAAGCTGCTAAAGATTACTATGAACAAAATAAAGACAAGATAAGCACTGCCAACCAGACTAAGATAGAAGGCTTTATTAAAGATAAAGAAGAAGTTATATTTGTCCAAGAAACTGGGTACAAAATATTTCAGCAGTTTGGGTTAAACAATGAAGAACAAGCTTTAGAATATATTAGAGAAAACTTTAGTGGGGAAAGGGAAAACAAACTTATTACATATGTGCAAGGTGTATATGTTGATGAACGTAGGTTTGAGGCAGAACGTTATGATAATTATTTAAATTCTATTGTAGTTAGAATTTCATCTGCTGGGTCTTTGACCGATGCTATCAAAATAATTGAAGAATCTAATTTAGATCCTAAAGATAAGTTGAGCTTGCAAAACCAAGTACGATCTAATTATGAGAAATCAGATGTAGGCAGATGGCAGAGTTTTAAGGATTTTGATTATATTTTATGGAGAGTAACATTGCCACCCGAACATCCAGAGGCCTTTAAAAGCGAAGCTGAAATATTTGCTGCTCTTGGTGGAAGGTTTACAAAAGAAGAACAGAAGACAATTTACCAAGCATGGCGTACAAGAGATGTACATCCAGGACTTTACGATTCTATTTATAGGGCTGTGGATGATAATAATATTTCAGAAGCGCTTTTGCCAAGATTATCAAGTGACGTATATGATGCTATTGCAAAAAAAGAGGCTGCAGAAAAACGTATCTTAAGTAATCCTGAGGTTGAGTCAATAATAAGAGACGTAGTACAGAAAAATTCAAATGTATATCTTAATCCAGACTATAGTGGAAACATTCCTTCTGATGTAGATACATATGTTAAGAATAAATACTTTAAGTCACCAGAAAGCCTGAGAAGTTATCTTGAATTTAAGGAAGCATATCTTGAATATATTGATGCCATGGCTGGGACTACTGGTCGAGCTTCAATAAAGCCAACTACATATTATGATCTTGCTGATGCGTTGATGGAAGAAGTAGTGATATCTCAGGGTTTCTTCCAAAAGAACAAATTGAGAGGTTATGAAATATATAGAATGGGTGGCGTACTTAGAGAAGCTCCAGATGGCAGCTTGCAATGGTATATGGACAGGGATGGCGAATGGGTTCCAGCATGGGAAGTGCTTGGTGGTATGCCTATTGATAGGAGAAAGCGCTGATGGCAGAGAAATTGTGGTTTGAAGAAGAAGAAGAACAGAACATACAGGGAGTTAATATCCCTTCAGACATTGCTAATAATATAGCAGCTGCTTCTTTGATTTTACAACAAAGGAAGCAACAACCATATATGCCAAAACAACCACTTATAGATGCATACACAACCTTTGGGCACATGAACCCTGATCAGTTCGCTCATTACCAAAAAATGGCCGATGAATATGGTTACACTATGGCCACAATAATTAATCTCCCTGAAGTGCGTGACGAAGTAGAAAAACGTGGTGAGACTTTAACCCCCGATGATTATGATTGGGATTCGTTTATTTTGTCTGCCCCTAAAATGGCAAGTATTTTGGCCAGAGAAGTATATCGTATGGGCATCGTAAGAGATGACCTAGACAACATAAAACAAACAGAAGCAACCCTATCAAGGTCATTTATCCCTGTTATATCAGACAGAAAGTTAACAGAACGCAGGCCTGCGTTTTCAAGGAGCACTCAAGAAAGAAAACGTATTCATGAAAGAAGTGCCCGTGCAGGCACCTGGGAACCTGTCGATGCAGGCCCAGCTAGAGTGGCAAAAGAGATATTTACCACGTTTAGGCACGGAGCAGCTTCTACACGTGAGAGTGAACTACATGCACGCTATATAGCTCAACAAGAAAATATGACTAAATGGTTAGCCTTGCTTCCTGACGTTAGAGATGTATGGGCTTATACCCAAGGCATAGATATTGAAGAAAGAATGCTCGATTGGAAAAGATATAGAGAAACCATCGAACAAGACCCTTATTATGTAGATTGGTATCGAGATAAAGGCTTCTTTGGCAAGCTTTTACATGGTGCAGCTCAATATGCAGGACAATTGTATACCTGGACTTCCACAGCAGCAGGGCAAGCTACGTGGATGTTGCTTGCTGGGCTTGGCGTAGGAGCAGCAGCAGGAGTTGGAACAGCAGCTGGAACGGGAGTGCTTCTTTCCGCTGAAACGGCTGTTAGAGGTGAGGCAGCAAGACATATAGCTCAATGGTCTCAAAGATACGGCATGATGCGTGCAATGCAGCTTGCCGAGATGTCAGGGAATTATAGAGATATGGAGGCAGAAAGAGACCTTTATGGGCAAGGTCTTGACCCAAGTGATATGGCTAAAACTGCTTTTATTGCTAGTTGGATTCAAGCACCAATAGAATATATGCAGTTAAGTCTTGCAGCTTCTTGGGTGCCTCTAAGATGGTTTAGGCCCATGTATAAAACTGCGTCAACGACTGCTATAGCATCCAATCTTTTAAATACTTCTTATTGGAGATTGTTTTCAAGACAAGCAGCAAGGGCGGCCTTTGATCTTACGAATGAAATGGCAGAAGAATTTTTGCAAGGGTCAGTTGGCGCTCTTGCCAAAAGATATCTTATGTATACTTCAGGCCAGCCTTTTGCTTTACCAGGTTTCACCGAAGAATTTTCAGGTCCTTTGGAAGAAGCAAAAATGGCCTTCTACTCCTTTGGTTTGTGGAATATGCTTGGGTTGGGCGGTCGTGCGATAGAAACCAAAGTGCGTCTTGATGAATACAATCAAAGTCGTGAAATATTCGAAGAACTTAATGATTTGGTGAAAGAATCCAAGACCAAGGAACGTTCTCCATCTACGTATGAAAATAATATTAGAGACATGGTCGAAGGCACCCCAAGAGCAAATGTTTATATCCCCGTCAGGCGGTGGCAGACCTTCTGGCAAGAGCAAGGCGTTGACCCTGAAGAAGCAGCAGCTGACCTTGGTGTGGGAAACGAATACAAACGAGCAGTTGATGAGTCGAATGTCTTGTCAACCCAAAGAGATCTCAACACCGAAAGAGAATTTCTTGAAGCCTTGGAAGACGATGGAGCTAAGATGGCTATTCCCACAGAAATCTATGCTTCAAGGATAGCTGGTACAGAATTACACGAAGGGTTAGCTAAAGATATTGCATACAGTGAGTCAGGGATAACAGAAAGGGAAGTAGAAGAAGCCAAGGTAAGGTTAGAACGTGAGATAGATGCATTTACAGAAGACCTTGATGCTAGGGCTAGGTCATTAAGAAATTTACAAGAAAACATAAGAATAAAATTGATTGATACTGGGCTTGATTTAGAACAAGCAGAAGCAATTGCTGATGTTAATGCCAGGATACTTACTACTGTTGCTAAATATACAGGAGAAGACCCACAGGCGATACTTAACAATCTCACAATAGTTCGTGATGAAAGTGGAGAAGCTAACGTTAAATTTAAACAAGACCCCAAGGGTGGCATTTGGTTCGATCAAGATTCTGGCAAAGCAATTATAAGAATTTTCAAAGATGCCGATTTATCGACAGCTATTCATGAGTTCACTGGTCACTTTGCCTTAGAACAATTACTTCGTGCTGAGGCGATGGGAACAATATCAGAGGCAGGTGCACGTGATCTTGCTGTCCTTCGTAATTGGGTTGGAGCAGAAAAAGAACTAACTGTTGAGCAAAAAGAACAAATAGCTAAAGGTATTGAAACCTATTTCATGGAAGGTAAAGCTCCCACACCTGAAGTGCTTACGGTATTTGAAAAGATTAAACGTTGGTTGCTTGACATATATCGTGATATTGCAGCTTTAGGTGTTGAATTGTCGGATGAAGTAAGAAGTGTCTTTGATAGATGGATTCTACTTGAGGACGAAGCAGATGCTGTCATGCAACGGCAACACTTAGATAGGATAATGGAGGTTGCTGAGCAGGCTGGTATTAGCACTGACGATTTAGAAACATTGGGTAAGCTTGTCAAAAAAGCCATTAACGAACAACATTCTTCGCTTGTCAAGGAAGGAGTTAAGCCTCTTGTAGATAGGTTACAAAACACTTTAGGTGACAGGCGCAAACAAATCAAAAAAGAAGTTAGCGATATGATAAGGTCTCAGCCCGTATATCAAATGATATCAGTGATGAGACGGCCTAAGTCTAGGTTTAGCTTTTCAAGGCAAGAGATACTTGATGTCTTCGGCGAAGAAGGCCTCAAAGTATTTAGAAACATGTACAAAACCGAAGGAGGCAACATCTCTCTTAGTGATGCTGTGTCTATGTTTGGCTTTGCTGATATCAATGAAATGTATACTGAGCTTGCCACAGCATTACCTATTGCAGATGTAATAAGACGAGCATATCAAGACAACTTAAATAGAGAGATACAGTCAGGTGCTTTCGGCGACGGCCTTCGAGAGATAGCTGAAAAAGCAATCCACAATGACGATATGCTAGCATCTTTAATACTTGAATCGTTGATCTTAGATGGTAGAACTACAAAACAAAACCTGGTCGAAGCTTCAACAAAAAGAGCTCAAATAATGCGTGCCAATGCTAAGCTACTCATCCTGCAGAATGTGGTAAGCGACGTCTCCCCCGCAAGGTACTTTGCCCAGGAAGCCAAATACGCACGCAAATATGAGCAGGCAATACTTGATGGTGAATATGAAGCGGCAGTCTACTACAAAGACTTGCAAGCTCAGAACTTTGCCCTGGCATGTGAAGCCATTGAAGTCAGAGAGCAAGTTAGGCAAGGCATACATCTTATTAGGAAGTACAAAAATAGAGGCAGAAAAACTTACGGTCTTCCTATCAAAATGCTTGATGCTATCGACAGCCTTATAGATTCTGTTGATGCCCAACGTATAACAAAAGAAGAGCTAGCTATTCGTGATGAACTAAGACAATACATCGAAGAACGAAAAGCTTTGGGTGAAGAGGTAGATTTCCCCGAAGATGTAATTAATTCTGTTGCTCGAAAACCTGTAGATCGGATGACCGTTGGTGAGTTTTATGACCTTATAAATGCCGTTAAAACTTTAGAGCACATTGGCAAGCTTGAAAACAAGTTCCTTGAGGCTGGACGACAAGAAGAATTCGATAAACTAAAACAAGCTTTACTAGATCAGATAAACTCCATTACTACAGATAAAGGCGAAAAAACTGGAATGTTGAACCCAACTTTGATGCAAAAGCTCAAAGATGGGTTAAACAAACATATCATGGACCACAATAGAGTTGATTTTCTTGTTAAGATACTTGACAACTTTGAAGACTTCGGGGCATTCAGAGATGCTATATATAACCCATTAGAAAGGGCCACTGGCCAAGCTATGTTGCGCCAATATGAGGCTGCTGAAAAAATAACAGAAATATTTAATAAACACTACCCAGATAAAGAATCACGACGACTACATAAACAGTGGCTTAAAACGTCTTTAATTCCTGGTGAGCGTATGAACAAAGACAATATGCTCGCTGTAGCGCTAAACTATCTAAATGTGGAAGGTAGAGAGCGTTTAATCACTGGCTATGGGTTAAGCGAGCAAGCCATAGAAACGTGGCTCAATGAAAATATGACTGAGGCTGACTGGGGCTTTGTCAGTGACATCTTAGAACTTCTTGAATCTTACTGGCCTGAAGTTGAAGCTTTGATGGTAGATGTCACTGGACTAAGACCTAAAAAAGTAGAACCTGCAGGAATGATGACGCCTTACGGGTGGATAAAGGGAGGATATTACCCTATAGCATATGACAGACGACTATCTCACCATAAATTTTTTACTAACACTAACATGGACGACAATATCAGGATGATCTCTGGTGCTCGGTCGATGATCGCAGGATATGCCAAACCACGCCTTGCTACTGTGGGTGAAGATGCTAAGGTTATGTTAAGTGTTACACCAGTGTTAGCTAAACATATTGCTGATATCACAGAAGACCTGGCATTTAAACGTGCTATACGTGACGTTAGGCGCATTATAAATGACCCAGAGATTAGAAGTGCCATAACGAGAGCATTGGGCCCGCATGCTATAGAACAATTCGATAAGTGGTTGGATCATATCCAGTCAGGATTTGCCCCTGCCCTAACTTCAACGCAACGAATGTTACGAAGAGCAAGAATGGGCGCAACTATGGTTGGGCTTGGTTTAAGGATGTCACCTGCGTTGGCTCAGATTATGGGCTACTCTTCAGCCGCAGTAATGATAGGCCCTGCTCGTGTGGCTCACGCCATAATGTCATTTTATAGCGATCCAACATCTTGGAACGAGAAAGTTAAGTTTGTGCACGATAGATCGCCATTCATGAGGTTTAGGCGTCAATCGTGGGATCGTGACGTAGCAGCAACAATGAAGAGGATGATACAAGCAGGTACTATGGATCGCATTCGTGAAACTGGATTTTACTTTATAGGGTTTATGGATGCCACAGTCACTATACCCGTTTGGCTTGAGGCATATAACATGAAGATCGAAGAGGGACTCAGCGAAGAAAGAGCCATAGAATATGCCGATATGGTTATTAGACAAACTCAAAACGTTGGGCGTGCTATAGACCTTGTAACCAAACAAAGAGGATCTGAGTTGGATCAACTATTTTCTATGTTCTACTCTTTCATGGGCACGTTGCGCAATATGACGTACCTTGAAACGCAACATTTGATTAAGAAAGGCGACGTGGCAAGGTTTGCAGCATTTCTGTTGTGGGGGCTAGTTGTACCAGCGATGGCTTTAACTTGGATGCGTCAGGGAGGCCCCAACGATGAAGACCCTTGGGACGATGAGGCAGAATGGTGGACTTGGGCTAAGTGGGCAGCTAAGAATACATTTGGATACTATATGGGCACATGGGTTCTATTAAGGGACTTCTTTGGTATCTTTAGTGGGTATGAAAATTACCAGTTTTCTCCTGCGGTTGGGGCGTATCAATCAGTAGCCAATGTTGTTAATTATATGTATAAGGCGTTTGAGGATAGTGATAAAGCACTGCCAGAAAGATTACAAAACCTTGCTAAAGCATCATATACTGCAGCTGAATATTGGTGGAGGCTTCCAACCAAGGGCCTACGACAAAACTTCGCCTATCTTATGGAGTACTGGATGTCTGAACAATACAACAAAGAATTTGAATGGCGTAGATTTTTATTTAATACTCAGAAGAAATAAAAAAATATATTATAATAGGAGAGGGGTGATATAATGCTATACCCCGCACATGAAAACCTACCTCCAATAATGAGAGGGTATACGTGGGATCATAGATTTTTATTTGAGGTTTATGGACAGCCGTTCAATTTTACTGGGTATGATCTAGCCATCGAAATATTAGAGGACTTTGATTCTACATCTGTGATCACACGATGGACTACAGGGAATGAAATTACTCTTACAGATTACGGCATGATCAAAATAGAGTTATCTCCAACACAAACCAATGCTCTTCTTGCGGGCTCTTATGTGTGGGTGGCGAGTCTGAACACGCCAGATCATCGTACGTATCCTATTATTTGCGGGAAAGTAAAAGTAGTTACATGTGATAAGGTGGGATTATAATGAGTAATCCTTTTGAAGATTTAAGACAAGCGGTAGTTGTAAGGCCAATGAACTCACCTGGCCCGCAGGGTGCTGCTGCCCCTGAAATGAAGATCCAATATTCTGTTGATGGGATATCATGGCACGATGATCCTGTAGAAACTGATCGATATCTTCGTTTCAGTACAGATAATGGCGTATCGTGGAGTAATCCTGTTTACTTCAATAATCTGTCTGAAACACTTATATGGGTAGATAAAGCTAAACGCTGGGCAGAAAACCCTGAAGATAGTGAAGTTGAGCCAGGACAATATTCAGCATTACACCATGCCTCAAAAGCAGCAATATCAGCGTCCAATGCTGAAGCCGCAGCCCTAGACGCTGCAGGGTCTGCTGCAGCGGCCTTCGGGGCAGCAGCCCCTGCATGGGATAGCGAAACTGTTTACAATTATAACGATGTTGTAAGTTTCAATAATGGACACACGTATAGATGCATAGGAACAAATATCGTTGGTGCAGACCATGCACCTAACATTAACGGAGTAGATAATGAAGCAGAATGGACACGTATTACTGTAGCTCTAAATGGATATTTTGAAATAGATGAAAATGGCGATATTATGCCTATGATAGCCCCAATTACAAGTGAAATATTTATGTTAGATGAAAATGGAGATATTACATACCAATAAGGAGTGATAAATATGAGTAGAAATATAGTGCCAAGAGCAAATAAAGATGCTGATTTAGGGACACAATCCAAGAATTGGAATAAATTATATGTAGATGCTATTGCCTTACAAGGCGAAGAACTTAAACCTATTATAGATGGTAAGGTAAATAAAGCTATATTACAAGATAAGGGGGATTTATATACAGCTACTGCACCAGGTGAAGTCGTCAGGCTCCCCAGAGGAGCAGATGGTTTTGTTCTTACAGTTAATTCCTCTACCCCAGAAGGGCTAGAATGGAAACCTGGTGATACTACAGTAACAATTACAAGTGTATATGAACGTGGCACAGCACCATCAATAAAAGGAACATTAGCTGAAGTCGACAGACATACAATAGTTAGCCCTGGTGGAGGGCTTATTGTTGGCATAGATGATATGGTTTATAAGCTACCAACTGAAATAGAATTAGATTTAAACAACGCAGAATGTTGGGATACCATAACACCAAATTATACTGTAGCTGGGGCTAGGGCTGGGAAAGATTTTTACATCTATGTTTGCAAGCCATCGAGCGGGTATGTACCTATCCTCATCCTTTCAGCCAATTCAACGTATCCTGCAGGATATACTGCTGACACAAGCCGCAAGATAGGCGGGTTCCACTGCCTATGTGCAAGCGTAGGCACAATCAGTGGGCATCCTCTTTCCGGTTTTGTCACTGGCGATATTTTGCCTTTGTCGGTGTGGGATTTGCTCCACCGACCTAAGTCGGCGTCGCCTGAGGGTATGGTGTGGTGTCCATCGGCAAACATATGGGTTGACATTTATTTACAATCAGGGACAGGATCAACTACAGCATCGGCGTATGGTGCAACAATTACTGATACCCGTACATGGATGGACCACGTAGATGACCTTGGGGCGGTTGGGAAAAGATTACTTAATGATGCAGAATTTCAAATAATTGCTGCAGGTGGAAATGAAAAAACCAATATTCAAGGATTAGTTGATCCTGGTACTACAGGTGGGCATGTGGACACTGCAGGCAGAAGGATGATTTCTTCTATTGGTTGTGAGGATTGTGCTGGTGTAATGTGGCAGTGGCTAAGCGATCAGTCATATCGTAGCGATGGTACGGTGTGGAGTTGGAAAGATTTGCCAGGAGGGAAGGGTAACATTTATACACAGGGCACTTACGGGGATGTAAAGCTTCGCGCGGGCGGTAATTGGGATCAGGGCGCGAATTGCGGCTCGCGTTGTCGGTTTGCGAATAACTATCGCTGGTATACGCTTGCGGGTAACGGGGCTCGGGGGGCGGCGGAGCCTGTCTAATATGATTTGCATTTAATGTTTGGTTTTGCGGTCTCCTCTTTAACCTAGGAGGTGTTTATTTTGAGAGGGTTCCCCAAACATATTAACACAAAACAAGATGTTGAAGTTTTACTAAACATGTATCCAGAAGAAACAAAAGCATTCTTACAAAAGTGTATCGAGGAGAGTGAGAACTGGATCAACCCTGTAAGGCTTAATGATGGTGATATTGGGGTGGAAGACACTACCCATTGTGTCAGGATTGACGAGAATGGCGATCGTTACCAGCTTACATGGGGATTCGACCCTGGCTGTAAGCTCGCAAGACTTGGTATTACCACAGAAGAAGCGGAGGCGATGATAAATGATACCGAGACAGCCTAGCCCGAACCATGTATGGGACGGCAAGAAGTGGGTTCTAAATCTTGAACAATTTAAGGCTGAGAAAATAGCAGAATTAACCAATGTTCGTTGGCAAGAGGAAACAGGAGGATATATCTATAAAGGTCATGAATTTCACAGTGACCGTGAGTCTCAAGACAGGGTATTCCAAGCATACATGGCAAGTTTAAGCGATCCTAATTTTACCGTAACGTGGAAAACAAAAACAGGATGGCTTGAGATGACAGCTTCAGACTTCATAGCATTGTATAATGAATTCCAAACATTTCTGCAGGGCTTATACCAGAAAGAGAAAAACCTCCAAGCGCTAGTCGAAGCAGCAACAACAATAGATGGACTGAATGAAATAGAGTGGTAGATATGAGATTTGATGATGCATTCAAAATAGTGCTTGGCTTTGAAGGTGGCTATGTTAACGACCCAGCCGACAAAGGCGGTGAAACTAATTATGGTATTACCGCTAGCACGCTCAATTCAGCAAAGACTAAGGGTTGGATACCGTTCGACGTCACAATTCAAAACATAACGATAGAACACGCTAAAATTATATACAAGAAGGGTTACTGGGATGCCGTACAAGCTGACAGCTTACCACATCCCTTAGACCTCATTATGTTCGATTCAGCCGTTAACCATGGGCCTAACGCTGCCGTTAAACTGTTACAAAAATCATTGAACGCATTGCTACCGCATACTGAGCTAGTTGTGGATGGTATTATTGGGCCGTTGACATTGCGAGCGGTTAATGACTATGTTGGCTTAGGCATTACACCTGGGCTTCATCCTGACTCGAACATACGCTATCTTTGCATCGACGTACTTCTAAACAGAGTAGAGCTTTATTCGTCGGTTGTGAATAACAACAGATCACAGGAAAAATTTTTGAGAGGTTGGCTTAATCGAGTGTTTAAACTAAAAAGCCAAGCAGGCCTATGAAAGGATGGTGGGACGATGACGATAACTGAAATTGAAGCGTTGAGGGAAGTATTGAACGACTTGTCGAAACAGGTACAAGCATTAAGCGAAGAAAACAGAACCTCGTTCGGTCGCATTTACGACAGATTAACGAAGATAGAAACACAAATGTCAGAACGTGAGCGCCAATTCAATCGATATGAGAAAACTATAGAAAATCATGAAATGAGAATTAGAACTGTCGAAGGCGAGCTCGGCACGCTACGAGACGTACCAGAAAGACTGTGGCGTGTCAGCATGAGCAATTCAAAACTCACTGGTATGATAGCTGCTGCTGGGGGAGTAGGAGGGCTTGTAGCAACTATCATCGTGAAAATGCTAGGTGAATGAAATGACAATTGAAGACAAGATTCGCAAGCTGCCTCTTACAAAGCTCATCGCTCTTTGCTTTACCATATTTACTTGCGTTCTAATTGTGTTAGACGTCACGTCATTATGTCCACTCACTGAGAGGTCAGCTGATTTGTTGAAATGGCTAGGAAGTACGATCATTGTTGGTTATTTTGGCAAGTCAACTTACGAGCACAAGATAGATACTACCGCAGGAAGGAAGGGGAACTCATGAGTTCTAAGTGGTTTTGGCTTATTTTGATTGCCGTCATTTTATTTAGTGCCATCTTTTTGTGGCACACTCATACTTCAACTCAAGAAACTCTAATCAAAGCCCAAGAAACAATCAAAGAAGCTAAGCAAGCGTTACGCGAGAGCCAAGATGCCCTACAAAAGCTAGATGAAATAACACAAAAAATACAAGACGTAACACGCATAGCCAAAGAGGCAGGTGATGAGCGTGTTGAAGAAATTAAGTATGTTTCTGATGATGACTTCCTTAGTATTGTTAATGAATACTCCACCCTCATGGTCGAGCGAGTGGAATGAAGGATGGAGAAAGTTACTGCCAGGATATACAATTACTGAACCCTTGATTGCCGCTCCGTGGGGTTGGGGCAGAACAGTACTCACGGGAGCTATGGCAGAACATGAAGAGTTAGAAACCATGAGATACAGGGTAGCCACGATAGAACAACAGCTACGAGAAGCTATGGTCGAAGCAAACAAAACAAATCTTGAACTTGAATACCAGGTATCTATCATGGAAGAAAACCTGCAAACACTGCAGGATAATATGAATAAAGAATTATCTAGGTCGTATAATAGAGGTCTTGCTAAGGGTGGCGCTCTAGGCTTTATAATAGGGATAAGTGTGGGCTTAATAATTGACTGAGGAGGTGCTATTATGTCTGAAGATAAAAAGAAAATAACTCTTAGTGGTAAACAAGCAGTTTTTATTGCAGCATTAATTGTGGTTATGGCGATAGTTTTGTTAGCAATGTAAATAAGTGGGGTCATTACGACCCCACTTAACTATTTTTTCTTGTGCTTTCTAGTAACAGGATTATCAGGATGTTTCTTATTCCACGTAGCAGCGGCAATCCTTTTGGCTTCCTTATCTGCTTTCTCCCGTGACATTCCCTTCTTGAGCAGATCCTCCTTTATTGCGTCCCGCATTTTCTCGTATCCTTTCGGCATAGTCCTCCCCCTCCTTCTCAAACCTGTACCCACCAAACTGTGCATCAGTAAATGTAAGTAAGTACTCACCATTAATGCTTCTAAATATATGTTTCTCCTTCCTACCTTGCATCTTGCCCTCATATATAAACTTATTAGGTAAGAATACTACACATTGTGGAGTCTCGTTTTCGCTAATTAAATACACAGCACCTTGTTCAAATCTATGATCCTTTGTTATCGCTGCCTTGTCCATCCTATATTGTAATGTGTACATCTTAGATTTAACAGATGACTTTGTACGACCAATATGATCGGCTATCTCCTGTTGTGTATACCCTTCTAAGTCCATTTGTAAGACTGTGTCATATTCTTCCTGCGTCCAATTTTTGCTCCTTGTATGTTTTTTAACATACTTGGACATTTACCTCACTCCAAGTCCCACACGTCGACCCCGTACTCATCATGAAGTTTCTTTAACATCTCAATAGTTCCGCTTACCTCAAGTTTTTTGTAGATAGTAAGTAGTCTATTTTTAATTGTCTTAGGGCTTCGATCTAAGATTTCACCTATCTCCTTAGCTGTCTTCCCCTGTGCCTTTAGTTTAATTATCGTCCATTCCTTTGCAGTTAAATCTTTCTTTAAATCTATCATATTTGTCCCTCCTTAAATTTTTGCTCCATGTCTTCTACGCTCGTAGCAACTAATGCTACGGCCCCAGCATTCTGCCAGTCATACAAGGTTTTTGCCTGCAACATTGTGGCCCCCATTGTTAGCCATTCTTGCATCTCTTGTGATACTTCATTGCGTTTAGCTCTAGGTACTCTAGGTTTTGCACCTGGTACTTTAACCTCAACCACCCACGTACGCCCCCGTATACACCCTATAATGTCAGGGAACCCTGCTGACATAGGCCCACCATGTACTTTATGGCAAACACCACCCTTCGACTTAAACCATTCTTGTATTTTTTTCACAACAAACTTTTCTGACACGTTAATCCCTCCATTAAAGGGAAGCCATGCACGCCAAACGATGGCGTACACAAAACTAATTCTTCTCTGGCCCTTGTGCCTGCAACGTAATACAATCTTCTAAGTGAATCTCTATCATCATCACCTCCGTACCACTTTTTTACTTGTGGCCTAGCAAGGTCGGGTAACACATAAACTATGTCGGCCTCACCACCCTTGACGCTGTGTATTGTTCCTATGATTACTTGCGGCTGATCTAAAAGCTGTGACGCTTTTTTCTTCAATACTTTTAACGGATACTGCATTTTTTTCTTCCCCTCAGCTGTGAGGTTAGCCTCAAACCATTCAAGCTTTCTTTCTTCGTTGCCAAAGACCATCGTTAAAGCCTCTTCATCAGAAAACGCATCAGCTATAGTAAACTTATCAGTTGGCTTAGCCCTTTTAATCCTTTCTTTGACCCCGTACTTCAAGACTTTAGAATCTATCAACGAAATCCATTTCTCTAAGTCTTCAGCTGACCACACAGGCGTTGCGGCCTCACCCCACAAAGTCTTAGAAAACTTCATGAAGGATGCTAGCCTGTCAGCGGACGAAGTACCTCTGCCGTGATTCAATGGGTTCCATGCACCTTGCTTTAGTCTGTAAGGATTGTGGTAGGCTATGCCTTCCTCTCGCATGAGTTTTATAAAAGGAATGAGCATATAAGCGCATGAAGCTAAGACCATTATTTTTTTGCCTCTGTTCATGTCTTTTTCTACTTCTAAGAGCAACATCGATGGGTCTTTGGCGTTGGCTTGAGAAAGTCTGACCCTACCTTCAACGACCTTACCATCCTCCTCTCGTGGTTTGTATTCTTTCTTCTGGCGTCGTTTCACTTTAGAAATTATGTTTTCAGACCAAGACAATACCGACCTAGGGACCCTGTATGATTGCCCTAATACTATAATGTGATCTTCTGGTAACGGCGGATCAAGCATTGAATCAGGCGAAGCACCAAGGAAACTATACAGACACTGTTGGTCATCTCCTGCCAATATCAACATATCCATCTTGCTGCCCCACTTGCGTACTAAGGCAAACTGCAAAGGTGTCATGTCCTGCGCTTCATCTACAAAGCCAACAACAGGCTTGTTCGGTGCATAAGGAATTTCTTTTAGCGCAATCTCAAGTAAATCAGTAAAATCAAGTAAGTTATTGCCTCGTTTCCACGTCTCCCAGGCGTTATATAACATTCTTATATTCGTAGGCCATAGCTCTTGTGGCACGAGCATTGACCGCAGCCTCTGCATTTCTTGGTAGCCTTCAGTGCCTGTGTTTGTGGCAGGCTGAACGTCGAAAGGATCATCAATATCTACGTCAGTTGTTATCGCCATGTTAGGGTGTTCTGCATTGAACTCTGCAAAGTGGTTTTCAGCAATGTCATGGCATTCTAAAGCTCTATAACAATGTGCATGTAATGTACCAACGGAAGCCTTGGGTAGGCCGACGCCGTCACGTGAGGCTATCTCTATGGCGGCGGCTCTAGTAAATGAAGTGACAAATACATTTTCGCCGCCGTAAGTTTGCCTAGCTCGTTTGATTTGTCGAGCGAGATATGTAGTCTTACCCGTGCCTGGCGGGCCAAACACTCTGTATTCATTCGTAGTCTTCGTAGTCTCCATCTTCTTCGCCTCCTTCCGCCTCTATTTTTATATCTTCCGCTGGCATTTCAAACACTCTCGTTTGTGCCCTTGTGCCAATATGAGTTCTATAGTTTATCTTTGTGTTTTTAATGCCTATTCTTTGTAGTCTTGCACCTAGCTTTTGCAGGGGAATTCTTTCCCCCCGTGACATTAACCATGACCTAAGTTCATCAATGTAAAAACAAACACTGTCATTCCTGTAAAACGGCTTTCTAGCTATTACAGCCTCCTCTATGTTGTCTTCAGGTAATGGGGGGTGGCTAGCCAAATAACTTCCCACCCACATCTTGGTCTGCGATTCCTCTGACAATTCTTGACCTATGTCAACGTCACGGGCGGCAAACCTCAGTGCCTGCAAAATAACGTCCCAGTCCTCTGTTTTGTAACGGGGTGGGTAAACTTTAGTTATGTCACCCACTCTTTTCCTAAATGCGTTAGATGTGGCTAAGTCCTCCTGCCCCTTATGAAAGAATACTTTGCCGTTTTCCGTGAAAAGCTCGTATTCTCTGGGGTCTGTTTTATAAGCTATAAAGTCATATATTTGAAGTCCAAACAATATCGATAGTAGAGCGAATACTGATTTCCTTTCTGCGTATACTGTATCCTGGCCGCTAGCATTGAGGTCTTTCAGTTTAGGGATGATAGATGACACGTCATGCGTTTCTTCAGGAGCTAATCCTAGCTGACCGCCCTCACGTGCCTTGGCGATAGTCCTTTGGTAATATTCAAGCCGCTTAATAGGAAAGCCCTGCTCTTTGGCGTGGCATATCAAAAGGTCGCATATCTCTTGATCTGAAAGATTGGCCATAGCTGCATATGACGCTATAGCTAGGTCGTAGCCGCTGTTTGACCGATCTTTGATCTGTTTTTTATGCGTCCACGTTGCGGCGAAGTTTTCTATGTTGGCGCACATAGATGAAAATTGTGGCGGGTAGTCAGCATCAGGATTAATCACTATGTTTACGGATATTGAAGGATCGCTCGTACCACGCCTGGCATCCCATGCTTCCTGTGGTATCATGTCTGTTAGTTCTGCAACAGTATATAAGCACTTAGTATCTTCTATGATTTCTACGGGGACAGGGAATTCACCCTTGTGATTAAAGGTACCAGGAATCCTCATGATCCTAGCAAGGTCGCTTACGCTATCTAAGCCCCAACCAAAATGCAAAGCCTTAAGCCTGTACCATTCATTCCACGCCCCAGCTAACTTTGAAGCAAATAGCCTATCTTCGGGGCCACTAAAAACGAACGGCTCAGTAAATAACCACCAAGCCTGCAGGCCATAGCCAGAATTTATGATAAGTGACGGCTTAGGCCCATCAGCAAGGATCTTTGTTGCATCGGCTGTAGTACGAGGAAGGTCGGCTCTTGATCTGAATAAACACTGTACGTCGATGTCAAGCCAAAGGCCGTACAGTCCTATCGAGTCAGCGGCTTTGCCCCTCGTAACTCTGTCGCCGCCCTCCTTGAATAACGACACGGCAATGTACATATCAGTTTCATCTTTATGTTTTTCTATGTATTCCTTTGCCTTGCCAATGCTAAATTCATTCAACAGAAACCAGAAAGACTTTTTATCTTTCAGTGTCCAGATATATGACCATAGGTTCTTTGTTTTTGACGTGATTGGTATATAGTCAAGCACATCTACACCTCCCTTCGCTGGTAGTAATAGAGGGGCGCAAGGCCCCTCTATGTAAACGTTATGCTTCTGGCTCTACCAGCTCAGGATCGAACTTAATGCCCTTCATTACTCCGTTCCAGAACTCAGCATAAGACTGGAACATCTCTACATCTGGGTCTGCAAGAATACCTTTGACCTTAAACTCAATCTGCGAATAAGTGATACCGCTCTTTGATTTAACCTTAGAAAGAGTTAACCCAGTTATTACGCCATAGTAAGGCACGTTGGCTTGAGTAAGCCGTAAGAAGTATGACTTAGCATTCTTCAAAGACGTGGGCGGTACCACTACCATGATAGGTATCTGGTCGTTCTTGCGCAGGACAAATAACAACCTTCGTTCGGCGCATCGTTTGCCGTTTCCGTCAAGGGCACTGCCCCACTGATTCATCGGGCATGTGGCACAGTCTCTGCGCTCCTCGTATCCTTTCTCAAGGGGATCACCAAACCCAGTAATACCATCGTCGCTTGAGCAGTTTGGCGGAGTACCTGGAGCATCTTGAAAGCTCGTCAAATACAGCGACCTCACGGGCTTCCACCCCACGATCACGCCTTCAATTTCAGGCGTAGACTCAGGCCCCGTGAGCCCAGGTACTTCCCACGCTATACCTCCGCCTGCGGGCACTGTGACTTTATCAAGGTCAAACTGGTTGATCTTGTCCCCACCAAGGTTGGCTTCAAGAACTACCTTCACCTTCTCCCCCTGTGTTGCTATTGCAAAACCTTCAGCTTTTACTATTTCGTATGCCATCTTCATTACCTCCTCTTATTTATTTTAGGCCCAGTATAACCGGCCTTGTTTGTTCGTAAACTTCTATGTACTCTGCCGCCCACTCAGGCAACTCTACGCCGTTGATATCAGCGTACTCTCTGACCCAAGATTCCAGCGTCTTAGGATGTATGGTCTCTTTAACGAGCCCATCAAACCCCTGTCTTTTAAATTCCTCATAAGCCTCCTCTCTTTTGTCTGCAGGGATTCTAGCCCTTATGTCGGTACGTAGTGCTATTGTAACGCCATCTTCTAGCTTTAGGTTTTGAAGTCCCATGGTTTCAAAGGCTTCCTTCACCATATCAGCCAACGTGTTCAGCTTATTTTTTATCTCCCCCAATTCCTCCTCCACCATACGCTTTTCTCTTTCTGCCTCCACATACTGCCTTATAAGTTCCTTCAATGAATCATGCATCGCCACCATACCCCCTTAGGATTGTTTCTATTACTTTTTCTTTTCGTTTCAATGCCTTGTAAATCTTTTCATCTACAGTACCTGCTGCAACTAAAGCTATAGAGATAACTTGTCTTGTTTGCCCTGGCCGTTGCAACCTGCTGCGAGTTTGGTTGTATTCACCAAGTGAGAAGCTTAAGCTATAATCTATAACATACCTTGCCCTATGCATTGAAACACCTTCACCACCTGCCTTTAACTGTACTGCTAATACTTCTCCTCCGTTCAAGTTCATCCAATCTTCAAGCTCTCTCCTCCTTCCAGATAGCTCAAAACTCTTTCTGCCGTCGGCCTTGGCTACCTCGTGTATAGCATCTAAATCATGTATAAAGCGACAGAATACCACAACTGGCTCATTCTTAGGCAAGTCCGATAAAACATCGGCAAGTAGTTGTTTTTTACTGTCTCCAACATGTCTATCTACGCCATCGTCATCTCTGACGTATCCTGACGTTACTTGCTGGAGCTTAAGTAGTTTAGTTAAAGCATTGCTTACTGTGACATACCCACCTTTTATCTGAGCGATAAAGTCATTCTCAAGTGAGGCGTATACTCGTTGCTCTTCTTTGCTTAGTTCACATACTCTTCGTTCAAAGATGATCGGTGGTAAGTCTGGCAGTGCCTCATCTGGGCCTACACTAAAAGTAAATGACCTGTATTTCTCATAAAATTCATCTAAGTTTTGATAGCCAAGGATTTGATAACCACCGTAACCTCCCATACGAGCATATCTTGATCTGAAGTTAGCGAAGCTCGTACCAAACACCTCGGGACACAGAAACCTCGCTTGACCATATATGTCGAGAGGCCCGTCATGAAGCGGCGTACCTGTAAGGCCTAGGCGGCGTTTACTTCGTTTATGGAGCTTGGCAAAAAATAGAGACTGTTTAGAGCCTGGCGCTTTAATGTGATGAAGCTCATCTCCAATCACTGCATCCCATTCTTTACTAAGTACCCATTCACCTAATTTACCTCTCCATACTGCTTCGTAATTAACCACCAACGCCGCAATAACTCCAGGCTCAGTGTCCTGCCACGCTTGTTCTGCCATTTCAGCCCTCTTAAGGATAGGCTTACCTGCAGGAAGTAATGTAACCTTCCATGGTATAGCGGCATGCTGCTGTATCTGCTCCTCCCACACTGGTACAACGTTAGGCGGGCATACTATTAGAACTCGTGCATTACCTTCAGGATACCAGTTCTGGACAATATTGATTGCTGTACGAGTCTTGCCCGACCCCATCCACATATCGAGTAGCACTGCTGGCAAGTCCTTCGCCCACCAATAAGCTCTACGTTGATGCAACCAGTCGTTGCCCTTACATATGGGAGGGTTAGGTAGGTTGGTAGCTTCCTTGATCGGTGCAGCTTGCTCGTATGGGTCGCCTTCATCTAACAACTTAACTAAATCCTCGCTCAGACCGATGGGACCAGGCAGTGAGTTCATGATTTCATTGAGCGTACGGTAGGAGCGTGGGTAATGCCATGCTTTGTTTCGTTTATCCCACCTTCCGCCCGTAATGCTTTTCATGATGTCTTTGTATTCGTACGGCGTACGTACATAGATGCGCTGCCCCTCAGTCCAAGCATGAATGGCCATAGCTATCCCTCCTTTCTAGTCATATTTATCTTTCAGTAAACTAATTTCTGCTTTAAGTTCAGCTATTTTGTAGTCAAGATAATGAATGATAGCTATTGTATTTTCTAACGCTCTTCTAAGCTCTAAATTCTCCCGCTCCAGCTCTTTAATCTCATCAATAAATTTAATCTCTTTAACAAGGTTTTTAAAGTTTCTTGGTGGAGCAGCGGGTATTTCAGGAGTATACTCATTAAGCGATTGTATCCAGTATCTGTTCACGCTTCTCCCCACCTTTCTTTGCTTCTTGTTGCCAGATCTTCATACTCTAATTCATGAACTATCTTCCATAACGGCTCATGTTCAACGTACACCTCACGCCATGTATTGAAGATATCCTTCAGCAAAGCACGACATTCGTGCTCTGGGAAGTCGTTGGCGGAACCAGCGTCGGCACAAACTGTCATTATTTTATCAAGCAAAAAATCTTGCTTTAATATTACCTTCTTAAGTTCGTCTATACTAAAATCTAGCGTTACTTTGCTTGCTTCTTTTAACTTTACAATAGCTGAATGTAAGGCTTTAATGGCTCCTTCGGGATCATACGCCTCCTGCCATCGGTTTACATAATCTTTGTTGCCCGCATGGTCGAGGAACCAGCCTAAAGAGTTTAGCGCCCACTCTAATGTTAGCGTTACTTCTCTTATTGTTTCTTCATTGACGTAATAATATAGTCTCTGGTCTGGACAATTTATTCTTGCCATAATTATTCTTAACCCTCCTCATCTTCATAAAGCTCAAGAAAACATCTACTAATTTCCTCGTAATAGTCCTTACTTCCGACGCTATAGGCATAGCGTGGCTGTAATTTTTCTACTTGTTCTGGAGTAAGATCAATAGATACTAGCCTATATGAAGGACTATCTTGGCAATTTACCAATGGCCAATCGTTTCTAAAGATAACTCTCAATTTCATTGTTTTGCCATCCTCCTTATTAAACCTAGCCTTTAATACGATATGTGCTTTCTCTGTATATTAGCTCCAGCATACAATATCCTATAATATCTTTGATCGTATCTTCAATTGACTCGTCTATGACATGTTGCCCGCTTTTAACTAAATTGACCAAACGATAATATTTATCACCTATACGAACGCAAAAGCTCTGCGTGTTCCATTCGTCCCTAAGTTTGAAGTATGCATCACCGTATTGAGCGTTCTTTTCAGCGACCAATTTAATTACGTCGTCAGCCACCCTACGGAGTTCTTGTTCTAAGTCTTTCATAGGATAATCTTCACCTCTCTCTTGAGACCCGCCAGCTTGTCGGCCTCAGCTAAGGTTTCCACAACCTCCTCAAACTGTGCCTTCATGGCACACCTGTCGCTGCCGATGCTGAAATCAGCGGGACATTCTTGGTGAGGCTGTGTTATTTCACCTGTCACAATATTCTTCCTGTACGGCTCATATGTGTTCCACGGGCATTCTCCGCAAAATGCCTCAGCAAGTTCGTCTGATTGCAAGTAACTTAACGAAGCATCAGATATTCTTATTTCCTTTCTTGTAAGCGCCACCTGCGCCACCTCCCATATGTTATTTGCACATTCACGACATATCTTAAACATATAGTCGCAACGAACAATCATCCCCATCTTGCTTGCCTCATTAATTTGGTCGTCACAGATAAAACACCTAGCCTTTTCCATTTAATCCTCCTCCCATTCAACATACCAGTCAGGGGGACATACCAGCTCCCGCTGGACTAATTCTTTATACAGCCTTTTTAATTCGCCACGCTCGTTATATTTTTTAACCATCTCAAAGAACCCGTCCTTATCTTCCTTAAGAGCCTCCTGCGCGTTTGCTTCAAGTACTCCTATTTCGCTTATTGCATTTTGTACTAAGTATGCATCCACATCAAACTCATCCTTGTTGTTATCCCTATGAAAATGAAACATCATGCCCAGGTCAAAACGTGTTATGAAAAGAAAGTAGTCTTTTGTGCCCTCGCCGCTGGGTGATAAAATCTTCCAAGCCTTACTTTCTATGTTTATCATATAAATCTCCTCCTTATGCTTTTATTTGTTAAGCATTCTAAGATGTCTCAAGTAAACCTCGTCCTTATGTATAGTCTTTGCGTAACCATATCCAATTAGTGGCGTCATATATCCATCTATATCGAGGGGGTTTATGAATAAATGTTCAGCACCTGTACGTTTATCGATAGCGTACACTACAGGGAAGACTAACCGTTCCACGTGGTCATAAGCGTCAGATACACAAACCTTGTCGATTGTTTCAGTGTCGTCAATTATTTCTAAGTGTTCTGGTAAGCAAATGTTGTAGTCGAATGCTTCTTTAATGGGTGTTAATTCTTCATCTGGTCGTTTAAAGTATCGTACCTTAAAATTTAATTTATAAACTCTTTGTCGTCCCGCATTCAGTATTAGTTCCCAGTCTTTCATCTTTATCTCCTCCTTTTATTGTGCTAGCCACTCGTCTTCTTCCATGACTATATCTGCTAAATTGTGGAGCATATAACGATCAAAACTTTCAAGAAATTCCTGTGGTCGTTTGCGGAGTTTATTGCGTTCTCTTTTTTTGAATGAATTGAAAAGATATATTTCAACCATAGGTATCAATGATAGCCACGCTAAGTAGAAATGATAGACTTGGGTGTCTCCTGCTCTGTCTTCCGCAACGAATATGTAGTCTTCGATTTCTTCATCGGCCTTGGCGGCTTTGATTGTTAGGCCTTTTTGCTTGAAAGCTTCTTGTAAGAATTTTAACTTAGTCATTTTAGTTCTCCTCCTTTCATTTCATGAAAAGCGGCATTAAAAGCACCTATCGTTTGGAAAAACAACTCCTCTTTCAAGCTCCAATCGGGGATATTAGATGTGCAATAACTGTAAAATGTTTTCAAGAATTTGTGTGGAGATTCATATAATTCGTTGAGAAAACTACCACTAAACGAATCAGCAAAATACCCGTTGACCATAGGCACGTCGCTCAGCCCATCACGGTAAAAACACAAGACTTCACGGTCACCTTGGCTTGTTTCAACCACAAAAGCACAGTTGTGAAGGTTAGCAAGAACGGTCCATCCATAACTTCTTAGTTTCTCTGCTCTTGTCATTTTATTTCTCCTCCTTCCGCCTCTTGGGTTTAATTACTGATTATTGTATCTGGTAAGCGGGTTAATGCTTTTCTCCGCTATACAAAATACAACAGTAGGGGGAACAAAGTTCCCCTACTGTCTATGCGTATTCATCCTCATCGTCATTCTCATCGTCATTCTCATCGTCATCCTCATCGTCGTCATCATCATCAATGTTAATATTAAACACACAGGTACGACATGCGTCATCGTCATCTTGCTTTGATTCCTTGTATTTCCTTATGACTTCGTTCTTGCTGTGGACTAATCGTTCTACCTCCTTTTCTACGGCTTCGTCAACCATTTGCTTTAGTCCGTCAGGGACAATGTAAATGGCCAACGATACTTCACCCAATTCTCCACGCTTGACACACGCGACATACTCAAGGTCGTATGTGCCGATGTTATATATACCGTCACCTATGGTTGGGCCTGAAACGTTATAGATTGCGGGCGTGGTATCATAATGAGACCCTTCGCCCCAATCTACGAGACACCTTCCTCCAGGTGCCTTGTAGCGCACTGGCATAGAGTCCAGCTTAGTGGAGACTGGTATGTAGTGAGTATCCGTCCTTGTTAAAGCGACCCACGTTTCGCCCTGCAATATAGGTCGCTGCAGAACATTAATATCAAGGATGTGATAAGACACATCGTTAACACGTTCTGCATATGCTACCTCTTCCATGTGGTTTAGAAGCGGATGAACCTTTAATAATGCTTTCTTCCTTAACATTTTCTTCTCCTCCTTTTTTATTTTTATGACTTACCTAGCTTTTCCACGTATGGCTTAATAAGCCTTATTATTTCTTGGAACTCAGCATACTCATTGTTATCTCCATCACACTCAAGGCAGTATATTGCCTTCAGCATCTCAAGGATGTTGTAGAGGCCGTGTGCCGTGCTGATAGTAAAGTGGTGGCCGAAAGGGAGGGCCGATCCCCACAGGCTTGCGCCTTTCATCTTAGCGAAGTTAAGCTTCGCCTGGAAGAGATCCACATCCCACATACTGGCGTTAGTGAAGCTCCCCTCCTCCAGGTTCGCCCAGCGCATGTCAGCCCTGTCGAAACATGCACTGTTGCACTTAGCAAACCTGAAGTTTGAATATGTTAGCACGGCTTCGGTGAAGTTAGCCCTAACTAGATACGCATGTGAAAAGCTAGCCTTGCTCGCTTCCACACACTTGAAGTCAGCATTCTCGAGGTAGGCGTGATCAAAAATACAGCCGTCTACCTTCGACCTTTCAAACGTGACATTGTCGCCATGCGCCTTTGTAAGATTACACCGATGCATAACCACATCGGTGAATATGGCGCTCGAAAGGTCTGCGTCCTCAAAATTGACGTCATCGAAGCAAACATTAGTGAACCAAGCCTTGCGGAGTTTTACACCCTTAAGGTCTTCTTCAGCGATAATACAGTCTTGGAACCGAGCCTGTCGTCCATTGTAGTCTCCCCTGAGCCATAGATTGTGGCTGTCTATGGCATCTCTAATTTCAGCCGTTGTCAATATCTTTACCGTCATTTAAATCTCCTCCTTCCGCCTCTATCGCGCTATTTAATTTTTGCTTTAATCGTTCGTGTATTATTTCAAACTTTTTTAGATCACCATAATACCAATCGTAATTCATGCCAGTTATTTGACCATTAGCTTCTAAGTGTGCTAACAGGTGGTTAATTTCTGCTTCTGATAACTTTATAGTAATTTCTTTCACTTGTTATTCCTCCTTTTTATGTCTTCATTAAAATCCAAATGTCTTTTTTAAAAACTTATACCAATCTTGCTCTGTCTTAATTACAATTGGGCCAGTTTTAGGTTTTATAACTCTAACAGTACAGCCCCACACCCTAGGCGGTCGTTCCGCTTGGGCAATCCATCCTAGGCCTGCCCAGTAGAATCCTGCTTTCTGTAGTTCCTTCTTGTGGCGGCCCGTTAACCGCCCGTTTTTGGGTTTTGCCTCATAGTAATGCAGATTAGGCATCTTTAATCCCTCCCTCCGCCTGTTAGGCATAAGTTTTTATTTTTACGTCACCGTACATACCACAATAGCGAGCGTTAAAAAACTTCTTAAGGATAGGGATATTAACGATGAAGTAAAAGCAGTGTTCTATGTTACTGCCGTTATCGAACTTGCCTCTACCACAGGTGAAGAGCTTGCTCCCACCTGTGGGGACGAAATAAAAACTTACGCTCCTTGTTTTAGACATGTTAATCTCCTCCATTAATATTTTCTTTCTACTATTTTGCTAGAGTTTAAGACGATGGGCATAATGAAAGCTTCCATATTCTCGCTTGTGTGTAGTATGTGTACTCCATGGGTGGGGTCGGATGATAATGTAACAATAACATTAGCTGAGGGTAAAAACTTGCATACATCGATGAGATATTCTGGCTTGATTGCTTGCCCGTTGCCGCCCACAAGGTAGACTAAGATAGCTGGTAAAAATTTAAGTATTTTTTCTTTGACTTCTACCTTGCGGCCAGTAATCTGTAGGTATTTGTCAATTGCTGTTTGCGAAGGGTAGTTCACGTCATCTTTAATACGTTCGACGATAACTTCTTTTTTTGTGCTTTTAACGAGGCGATAAAGCCCGTCTTCAATTAAACCGTCTTCTAAAGTGGCACAATGTATTCTGCAATTATCAGTACCGGCCACACGTTTATTTCGTACGCAAATATATTCAGTAGGGCGATCGTCAAAGGTAGGGGTAGCTGTGGCGAGTGCTGCAAAATTTATGGCGGCAATGTCGTTTTTGTTTGTGATTCTTACTGCCCTTTCTTCCACGTAGAATCTCACGTAGAATCTCTTTGTTCTTTTCTTTGCCATCTTGCTCTCCTCCTTCTAGGTTGTTTTGACTATATTATAGACCATTGGGCCTGCATGTCAAGAGGGGCGAGAAAATTGAAAGAAGCCTTGCTAATGCTGGGGTTTTGGCGTGTTATGGGGCTGTAGGCCTAAGTATTTGGGATGAACAAGATAAAAATAGGCCTGGAGTACCACATTGGGGGGATATGTGGGGCTAGGATGACGTAGATTGAATTTGAAGGGGTGGGGGTAGTGTTTTATGCTTGGGAGAGAAAGATGAGGCGTTCTGGGGCACGAGAGAAGGGGTTTTGGGCAAAGGATGAGGGGCTTTGAAGTCCACAATTGGGGGGTGGGTTGGGGGTGGGTGTGGATGGAAAGAAAACATAAACAAAAATATGTTGACGGAAATTGAGATAAGAGGTAAAGTGAATGATAGGAAGAGGGCTAGGGATGGCGGGGGTTGACAAAGGTAAAAAGATGTGGTAGAATGGAGCAAAGCAGTGTGTACCTAGGTTTTAGGGTATAGGCCAAAGGGGTGAGTGAGGGTTAAAAGGCCCACAGTTCGGTGGGAGATAAAGAAAAAAGTAGGGCAAGGGGCCCGAAAAAGGCAAAAGTGTTACGCCGTTGTAGTGAATTGTATATAGAATTCAGAAAAAAGAAACGCAGGTGAGTGAGGTGAGGACAGGGTGAGTACACTTTAACGGACGTTATTAACCCGCATGGTTATGGGGGTCGAGGCTGAGTACACATAAAATGTGGAAAAATGGTCTCGGCCCTTTTTGTTTGCCCTCACTCATGTACTCACCCCCCGAGATCCCAGTCTATATATAGTAACACCACGTCTGTTAAAGTGTCCTCACCCCTCACTCACCCGTCCTCACTTTATACCACACTTTCACAAGTGGTCTACGCCACGAAAGTGTTTATCGCGTTTTTTGCCCCTATAGTATATACACGACAGTATTTTTGTTAAAGTGATAAGACCTGGTACTAATACCTGCAGTGCTTTTCTTCACAAAGTAGTGCCGCATTGTGGAATTTGCGTTCCATTGTCAAACAATTTAGGGGTAGGTCAATAGCCCCGACCTACCCCTTTTTATAGCATATAATACTGTATACTGTATTATCTTCTATTTTTCTTGGCTTCAGCTATCAAGTCAAAGCAATCGTGGCATATTTTTATCTGTGTATCTTTAAAAAACGACATCTCTGTTTCATATTGTGGAGTTTCTTGTCCACATATTATACATTTCACGCACCTTCCGCCTCCTTCCGCCCCTCATTCTCATCGAAATACTGGTCAAACAGCATGCTATATTGTATGTCAGTTGTGGTATCAAGATGCCTTGTATTCATCCACCCCTTCCACCTTCCGCCTGTTGGTCTTGGAACCCAATAGTGTGTTCCAGTAGGCCATTGCAATAACGTATCGATGTCCACAACCGAGCAATAAGTTGTGGCGAATTTGTTGCCGAGCACGACATAAACCCGCTTAAAACCTTCTTGCTTTGCTTTCTCAAGCCTCCGTTTTAAATTCTTTGTTACTTTCATTTGTAAAATCCTCCTTCCGCCTCTGGTTTTTGTGCAATTTCTGCCGTATTCCGCCCCTTGTTGTAGCATAAGCATATTGTGGGTGGCCCTGCATAAAACAAAAAAAAA